TTAGCATACAAATAGACAGAGGAAGAAGTTGACGAACCGTTACCGTATGTAAAATCCCAATAACAATTCGAATAGGTTGTTGGTGAAGTGCTGAAGTCCGATAATGAGATGTAGAGCCGATAGCCACCAAATTGACCAGTGATTAAACTTGTAAAATTATAATTAAAATTGAAGGTTGAATTATAAGTAGGCGAAAACCATCCGCCAGAATCTGAAGGAGTGCATACCTTCACTGTAGTTAAATCAGCGCGTTTTAAAACTAAAGCAATCTCACAGTTTCCAGGATGGATTGAAGAATTTGTTCGTGTAACAGTAAAATTAACATTCGGGAAAGCACTTGCTGAAGGCTGGGTAGTAATCTGAATATCAGAGAACGGTATAAGAGCATTGACCGGAACCGTAAAGAACCAGCCAATAAAAAGGAGGAATGAGAGTAAAAAATAGCGGGAATTCATGAAATTCTTTCTTCCCCTCCGGACTCTACTCTTTAGTGTAGGAAACGTATGTTACACTGGAAAACTTGTGCAGTCCGGAGGGGGAGTAATGGATTGATTACTTTGCCGCCTTTTTGATGAATTTCATAATCAATCCAGGGATGAGCACACACGCAGCAATGGCGACAGTACCGGCAATAATGACCGGCAGATTACCGGAGATCATTGAACGCATAGAGGTGAAAGCCCCTGTTGCGTCAAATGTCGGCATATCAATAGTAGTGGTCGTGCCATCCGCGAAGGATGCAACGCAGGAAGTGAGAACGACGCCAGCTAGCGCGAGAACATAGTAAAACTTTTTCATGGTATGCCCCTTTCAAATTTACAATCGGTCACGACTTATTAGCTTGTGTAATCGCTAATTGTACAAATCTCACCAATAGTCCAACAGTCATTAGTGGCAATACAATCGTATACACATAAAACACAACCAACGAACGCACAGGCGAAAAGTCTAAGGAATTTAATGCCGCCAGAATTGACGACCATTCGTTACCCATTGATTGCTCTCCTTATGTTACGGATAACAGATAACACCAGAGCTTCACACGCGATCACCGTAATAGCGATATAAACAATATTGGAAATCGCAACAAGATGAATCATCATAATTTTCCGCCTTGCCAAATAACGAAAAATAACGTTAATGATCCGGCTAACAAAGAAGCAAATTGAACAGCGAATAACCCACACAGTAGCGCACCTATAATTGACAACAAATTACAAGAAATCTGTGCATTGTTGCTAATTAGTGTGATGAGTTGGGACGCTTGTTCAAGAGTCATGTCACTTCCCTGCTGCTTGTTCGAAAAGATTTTGCAATTCCACCTTGAGGACGAGAATCAGCTTGGTTATGCGAGTCTGTGCACGACCGAACTTACCAGGGAATCGGGTTTCTTCCACCGCATACAGACCAGGACCGCGGAATTGGTCTTGTAATTCAATGGGGAGATTTTCTGAAAAAATCGGGTAACCTTCTGGACTGACGGCCCCTTCAGAAGTGTACTGAATACCAAAGCCAGAATGATTTTTGCCATCTTGACCTACATAATTATAGGGATGGCCACTGAACACTAAAATGTTAGGCATTAAAAGCCCCTTTCTGAATAGAACTTGATTAAATACGTACCCTGTACAATTGTACACCTAAACGCTTTTCGCTAAAAAAGATGTATAATTGTACATAGGAGGCAGAATTATGACTGCAATACCCAGAATTCAAATTCGCGATAAGCGAATCTACGACGCCCTAAGACGAATAGCAGTTGTCGAGACTTTGCAGAGAGGCACGCAGACGGCTATTCAGACTGTAGCAATCGAAATCTTGATAGGCATTAGACCGGCTATAAGAATCGAAACATTCGATAAAAATTGAAGCTTTCTGTAACGTCACTTTTGCCATTGGTAAGAGTGACGTTATTCTATATCCGATTTTCTGCAAAATCGGTCCCATATCCCAGAGGCAAAAGCCTTTCCGTGGATTGAATCTAAATGGAATGATACCTTTTGCTGAACGTTCGTTAATTGTGAGCCGTTGAATAATACGAACGATAGCGGCAACTGAGGACGAATAACCACGGATAACAAGATTGACGGTGGGACGGACCCCAAAACAACCCCAGAACCTACCAACATTGATGAAACCTGGCGGAACGTCTTTCTGTATTTGTTTTGCTGCTTCTTTAACTGCCGCATAATTGGCAGACCCATCCGCATTGATGATAAGTGCAATATGAGTCCCAGCGCGCAAGTGAAGATCATCACCAGAGCCAACGATTCTATACCAATGCGCAGATAGTTGTTCACGGTTCATCCCTCCCGTTGTATAGACATGAATATGCGGAGCACCTCGCTTCTGAAATTCGAGAAACCAGAATCCTTTAATCCCTGCACGTCGCAGAACTTTTCGCATTGCAGCCCAATGACGCTTCACGATAGAACCATCACAAGGGAAATTTTTCGGATACGTCAAAACTAACTCGTGTGTTAAGCCAGTAAGATTTCTTGCCACGTGCAACATTCGCCGACGAGACGATACAGAAAAACCACTCACCACGCCACGACGAACAGGAATCCTGGGTTTCCCAGATTCGGTAAAACACCGCTTGACTACAAGATCCCTGGCTAATGCAGTAATCTCGACTTTGTGAGAAGGAGGGGAGGACAACAACAAGGGACAGTAATCTACATAATGCTCTGGCTTATTCGTATAGAACAAGGGGCCAGATTCATCATACCGGGGCAGAGAGGTTTTACCCTGCCGGTCAGATATGAATAAGTTGACAAGCCCGACAGGAACGCCGCTTGGTTCAGACGTAGAACGCACCGAGATAGACCGAGAAGCCATAGCATAAACCCTCCTGCTCAGTGATTGATGTACATATGTACGCCACCTCCTGCTATATCTCCTGCTATCCCCTAATTATTTTTTTTGTTCTGAGAGAATCCTGCCCGGATGGCAGGAGATTTTTGGTTTTATCGGACTTCCTTGAAGTCCTTTGGTCATAAAGAAGAGTGATCATCCGATTAGACGGAAAGATACCATATAACAAGTATAAAGCAGCTTCAATTGTTTAATCATACGCACTTGATTTTAATTATACTAAAATACATAATAGAAGAAATATACTACAATATAACAATAAGGTAATTAAGCAATCCAAACAGATAAAGGGACATACCTACCACTGAATAACGACTGCTGTCTATTTTTTGTCAATGAAAGAGAAGGGGCAGAAAAGCTAAAGGAATAAGATAAACTAACTTGCCGGAAGATAATTATACTATATCGTTATATCATACTGATCTTGGCAAGTACTGTTAAAACTTGGTCGGATGGAACCGCGCCCAGCGCGGCAGATTAGTCTTGAAAATTATTAAGATAGCGAAAAAATAGCAACAAAATAATTGCAAAATCAACAAAAACAGGATTGAAAAAAAGCAATCGTAACGTTACAATATAGACATATTAAGGAGGCAACTCACATGGCACAATCCCGCAAATATACTACCAATGCAGACAGGCAGAAAGCCTACCGTTTAAGAAATAGAGGCAACAGGTTAAATATTGACTTAGCAAATAAACTTGCTGAAAGAATAATCGATCAGTTACGTATAAATACAAAATTAGGAAGTCTAGAATTGAATTATGATCTAGAGAAGAATATGAATTGTGTGGGAATAATTGATGAGGACAGTAAATACTTAGACGTCCTCGCATGCTTATTAGCGACATTAAGAAGAGAAGAGAAAAAAATGAGGAAAGAAATAGAAGATTTTGTTAACAGAGATTAGACGTTAACCAATCCTGCACGACGGAACTCTAAGAGCTTTTCGGCAGACCATGGCCGCCAAAATCTGTCAACATGCTCATATGCTTCTGAATCATTCAATTCAGGCAGAGAGCGTTGACCAAATATTTCCGCCTGAGGATGGATGGAAGCCGGCGGAGGAATTGCCCAAGGTGTTTCAGGTGTACAACTGAGAGGAACGTCAGTCAGTGATAGTCCAAACAACCTCAACCACTGGAATCTTTCATACTCAGTTTGAAAGAACTTAACATAATTTTTAGTGCGCCAATCTGTCATACCAAGGAAAGAAAGCCATTGCTTAATATATTTTTGTGTAGGAGTCAATTGATGATTTTTTTCGTACCCATAAAAACCTGAGAATACCCGATTACCGGGAAGGGGCGTGCTGCTGCTGTGTGTCGGCGGAGCCGCCCCAACTACAGCCCCACGCCCCTTCCCGGTAAATGGATTACCTATCAATTCTAAGGTTGAATACAAATCTGCAATTTGTTTGTCAAAAAAGTGAAATTCCCAACCAATAGAATCTTTACAAGACATAGTTGTTAGGCGATTCCAAAACAAATTGATAATTTTTGCATAATGGCAGTGATGGACATATAGTGTTACTGTTCTTAAAGCTTTATCCACGCCTTCCCAATCCTGCGCAGTATAATACAAATCAAGCCCCAAGTGGCGATGCTGAAGAAGCATCCACATCATTTCAGGAGGCAATTTTTGGAAACCTCGGGCCGACATGATAATACCAGCCTCATCCAATACAATAATACCGAGCTTAGCCCGTACAATGTCATCAAAAAGACTAATATATATGGCGCCAGGGACCTTGAAAGAGGCAATGTCAGACCAAACAGTAACTAGACGTTCTTCTAATTTTTTCGATTGTCTCTTACGTCGATAGTCTAATGTGACTCTACGAATTAAGGACATCGTTTTACCGGACCCAGGCAAACCAGCCCAACTCTCACAAGCCATCTTACGACCTCTTAAATTCACAATGAAACACGTCAAAAATTGAACGTAGACGACCAGATTTCCGCCGTTGACCAGTTTTTGTGACAGTATTCTTAAACAATGCGCGACAGAATCCGCCTGATAGTAAATACTGGCAGGAAACGCAACGATTTAGAAAATCGTTCATTGACATATCGTCTTCAATAAAATCAGAATGATCTTTCATGCTAATAACTTCCTTTCGTTATAAATGTCTGTGCAATAGGTATGAAAATTGTATACTGCCCTCTAACGAAATCCCACAAGTTTTTACTCCTTGCTATAACGATATTTTGTACACTAACAGAAGAAATCCTTTGGCATGAAATGTATTCGTAGCCTTGATTTGTGTATGCTTTCAAACCATGCTTGACTGTCCGATCAATAAGCAAATCAATCTCGTGCAGTGAGCCTAATACACGAACAATACGAATAGTGTTTAGTGCTATCGGTATTTGTGAGACTGACCAGTAATTGACAACCAACAAACATTCGACATACAACGTCATAATTTCACCCCTTAGCGATCAATGAGAAGATCAGAAATACGACCAGCATAGCCGGTAACAACAGTCCGAAATTTAACTTCAATATGCCGCGAAACTGAGATATAATAGCTAAAAGCCGCAGTAATCATTGACGCAGCCAACGCTAAACCAATGTATAAAGTCTTCATTGTAAAACCTACGGAATCCAACTATTAACCAACTCAACAATATACATAATGAGCTTATAACCCCACATAACAGAAATATAAGAGCCGATCAAACCGACCGCGGCAAACATCTCATGAATTGGTAGAAACGTATCGAAGACCATAGCAATACCAAGGACTCTTGTTACACCGTCCGGAACCGACCAGCCCCAGAAAGGCAGATGTTGAACAGCCCAGGTATAACAGCCTATTATCCAGTCAACCATCATGTACCCCTTATACCTGAACTTTCGGACGAAGCCATGCAATAATTAGACCGCAAAGCATGAGATAAAAGAGACCTGCAAACAGCCACCTGTACGGAGCAAGATTCGTCGATATTGCCGTAATAACAGACGAAACGTCTAACGTGCTTGATACATCGTTAATCGTAACCTGTAACGGTGTGATTAATTCTCTATTGGTCTGAACGTTCGCAAAGATACCAACGATAGTGGTGATTACATGCAACGGACCCCACTCTAAAACCGTTTCTTTTAGCGTATTTAATCGCTGGAACGGATCATCGGAACCTATTACAATGGACTTAATCCAATTACCAATTTTTGCAAGTAAATCGCCGGATAGAACGTCAGTCCAGACAAATTCAACAATCCTCCAAATGCCAGATGCTACGGACTGAGTAACGTCAAGAAAATGCTTTATGTCAGTTAAGAAATTGTCAACAAACCAGTTTTTGACACTGACTAACCAGTCAATAAAAACTTGGTACCTATCAAGGCAAAATTGCTCGAATAACAATATCTTTTCCCAGATAAAATCCCGTAATTCCCAAAGTTTTTGACCAATACCCGTAATAAGAGATGTGACAGCCGAAGTAATATTGCTAATGATGCCGGAAATAGTAGAAGCAATGCCTGACAATGCCAATCCTATATTATCCATTGCTGATGTAATTGAACTTCCCACTGTATCGGCAAATGTTGATAATTTACCAGACAAGATGTTAATAGCAGATATTAGTGAAGAAAAATCTTGTACTGCTGCTGATCCCATATGTGAAATAATTTGCGTAAACCACGTTCCAATATTGACGCCTAAATCAATAATTTTAGATGTAATATCAATACCTAACTGTATTAATCGAGCCGTAACATCGCAGACAGCATTAACAATATCATGTAAAATAGTATTTGCTGAAGCAATTATAGCAGTGATATCAGTAGTAAGCGAAACACGCTGAGCATTCGCCCACGTTTTAAACTGATCGGATACTGTATCAACTTTCGTTGATAATTCACTAATTTTTAACTGTATAGCAGCTATGACATCGCCTAATTTATCTATAATATTTTGCGCTTGTGTTGTAAGAAATGAAGTTAATGAACTGAAACCGCTTGTTATTGTAGCAGGTAAATTAGCAATAGAATTTTTAATATTGATAATTTCAACTAAAACCGACTGTCCTACTTGGCCAATAGACGAATTAATTGCCGTTAATCCGGTAGTGATATCGCTACTTAATGTTTGGAGATAACCATGTAAGGTGTTACCTAATGTAAATAATCCGGAAGTAATAGCAGAAATAGTATCAGCGAAACCCTGAGTAATTTCAGACAATATTAGTGTAACATTCGACGCAATAGCTTGAATAAATCCGAGTATGCTATTTAAGGCAGAAATGATAGATGTTTGTAACACACCAATTGACGTTGTAATGGCATTAGAAACCGTTGTAGCTACACCGGATATAATATTTGTAAGTGTACCCCAAAACCACGTATCGGGCCACCAACCTGTTGTACCAGAATTAACAGTTACAGTTACCTGCGCTTGCTGGTATGCTCCATTATTATCTAATACCTGCAAATAATAAGTAGTGGATGATGTAGGATAAACGGTTTTTGAACCGGTAAGCGTTGAAATTCCAAAATTATTTGACGTCACATTTTGACAGCCTGTAGCACCCCATGAAAGAACCGTACCTTGTGGAACCGTAATTGTCTGAGGATTAGCATACAAATAGACAGAGGAAGAAGTTGACGAACCGTTACCGTATGTAAAATCCCAATAACAATTCGAATAGGTTGTTGGTGAAGTGCTGAAGTCCGATAATGAGATGTAGAGCCGATAG